CATCATATACTAAGTCTAATATGACTTGTAAACCATGTTCATATTCTGTTACATCAATTTTATCTAAAACTACTCTAGGATCTTGCTTAATTATATCCTGAATATTTTCAACTATTGCAAATTTTGCTTCATCAGTAAATGGATCAAACAGATACTGCCATACTAAGCAACCAAAGTCGGGGTTCATCACACGTTCACCCATTCTTGTGTTAAAATGATTCATTAAGTCCATGCGTATTAGTACCTCGTCTGTTGCCGCGGTATCAACATAGTCTCTTCCTACTGATGTGTAACCTTTGTATATTGCCATATTACTATTTAACCTTTAATCATCTAGGATTCTATCTGGACTTGCAGTGATAATTGTTGCTTTGTACGGTGCTCCGTTATCTACTTTATCTGCTAGTCTGGCAGTTAATTTATCATTTGTTATGACACTAGGACTGCCTGTGATTATTTCTGCAATGTGTCCGCAGTCAGTTAAAACTTTATCACCTAAACGTGCAGTTAACTTTTCGTTGGTTAAGTCGTCTGGACTACCTGTTATAATTGTTCCACCTATTACTAATGGTGGATTATGTGAAGGATGAAAACACGTTCCATGTGTTCTATCTCCTAGTCTAGCCACGCCTCTCATTATGCTATTACTCCCCATTTTTTCTGAAGTTGATCATATGTCTGTGAACTAATGCTTGGCTTACCAGTAGTACTTGGCTTTTGTTTGTTGTATTTTATACCAATATCAACTTCTTCGTTTCTGGCTCCATACTTTGCAGTTAAGTCTGCTTCACTTCCATATACTCTAACTTTTTTCTTTTGTCTTTCAAATGTTGCATCATCACCGTCGCCAACCCTTACATCAACTTCTTCTAAAACATCTCTGTAATTTTGTGTTTTATCAATATTAAAGTTTTGTAAACTATCGCCAGACAACGCTCTTGCAGTTGATGGTACTCCAACTTTACTTGCCAATCCATCGCCACCTATTGCTTTACTTAAACTACTAGGATCTTTGATATCTACGGCTTTCATTATTTCGCCATCAGTTGCTTTTGTTAATTCATCAGCAGTAGGTTTTGATATTTCACCAAGTTCTTGCTTTGCTTTAATAATAGCGGCATCAAGTTTTGCCAACATAATTAATTCACTTGCATTTCCTTGTGCTAGTGCTTTTAATCCTGATCCCATTCCTTGCACACTGTTTAATGCTTGGTTTGTAAGGTTTTTCATTTCGTCTGTTGCTTTACTCACTGAAGCAGTAAAAGATGCAGGTATAAGTTTTGCGGCACCTGGCCACACAGGAACGTCTGCTGACGCATCTGGTTTTTTAGATTCAACTACTACTTCTTCTCCATCAGGAAAACGCTTGTCTATATCTACAATTCGTCCATACAACTTGATATCTTCGCCGTTGTATTTTACAACTTTGTTTGGTAATTTGTAATCAATATTAAAGTTTTGTAACTTTAAATTTGGTTTAATCATATAGTTCTTCATATTGCTATAACCTCTGGTAACTCTTCAACTTTTGCACCATAGCGTTTGTTCAACTGTGCATCAGTTCCATATACTCTTACTAAAACTTTCTTTTCAATAAACGGATCGTCATTTTCTCCAGCATCATAGTTTCTTACTTGTATAGTTTCTTCTACATCTCTAAATGGCTTTTTACGATCAATGTTGAAGTTTACAAGTTGTCCATTTGGAAATGCAGGATTATCTGAGTCTTGTATACGTCTTGTATGACGTGGTACTGTACTTTTTACTTTCTTTCCAATTTCTCCTGCGTCGCCATTCGCATCAAACTCACTGTTTAGTAATGCTTCTTGTATTCCTTTACAACTAAGTCCTCCAGTTGCAGATACTAAACTTCCAAGTTTTGCAGTTGCTTCGTCCATCTTAGTTGTTGCTTCTGCTATTTCAGTTTCTATCAATGATCCTATATCTTGCATAACTGGATCGCCAAATTCATCTAATGTTGGATTGCCACTACTGTCTGTTACTGGAACTTGTCCACCTATGCCTGCTACAAGATTTACTTGTGTTGCTTTACCTTCTACTGCATCAAGATAGTTAGTCAGTGCTTGTTCAAGTTCATCTGCAACTCCAGGCTTTCCTGCCGCTCTCAATCTTGATGCAAGATCAGTAACTGTTTGAGCTTTTGTTTCTGCTGTGTTGGCTACCTTTGTTAACTCGCTTATTGCTTCTGTGAGTTGTCCAGCAGAATTACTAATTGCAGTCAACATTTCTGTTGTCTTTTCTTCTGCTTCTGCCGCGGCAACTGCGGTTTTTTGATCTGGAACTATTGCTCCAATTGTACCCATAACGCTACATGCGTCAGTGCTTAATTTCAATGTGCTAGTTGCACCATTGTTTAGTTTATCAACTGCTCCTTTGGCAACTGAATCAAGATCAAAATTAAATGCTCTACCTCCAAAATTAAAAGGCATAATTAATCTCCTCTATTCCATGGCTCGTGCTCAGGCACTATATTTGCTACACTATTGGTCACATCTCGGTTTCCATTTGCTGTTAGTAAGTCATTTACATTAGGTCTTTTAGCATCAGTTGCTTCTGGACCGTTGTGGTGTATATTATGATCAGTTGCAGTAATTTTCACATCTGATGCAGTCTTTACATCAAAGCCACCTTCACCACTTTGATGAACTATTCCTGTTTTACTGTATACGTCATAGTTTCCTTCTTTGGCTTCAACTTTAATACCACCATTGCCTTCAGCAAGTGCATTTATGCCCATTTGTGCATTTAAGTTAATATTGCCACCTGCGTGTACGTTAAAACTTCCTTCGGTGTGAATACTCAAACTCTGCTTACCGTACACATGTACATTTCCGTTGTTTGTCATTTCCACCCATGCATTTCCACTAGCAGTTGCAACATAAATTATACCTTCGTCATCATCCATTAGTATTTGATGTCCAGTACTAGTACGCAAACGTATTTGATTACTCTTGCCTTTGTCGTCACCATCATCCATTACAAACATATGCCCAGGTAAACGCTCTTTAACTTCATTGCTTGAATCTGCTGGATTTTTTGAACGCCCTGGTGTGCTTATGCCATACACTGAACTATTTGCTTCACGTTGGCTTGAGCTTTGACTTAGTCCTCTAACACTATCTGCAATCAAGCCCTGTTCTTTTAATATTTTTGCAAGAGGTAGATTTACTGGACGTTCAATAATGCCAGCCTTATTATCTACATCTCTTACAACCTTGGGATTGTACTCTATTACAGGTAAAAAATCCTTGCCTACTTGGTATGCTGGAAACAACTCTGTTACTTCTGCAGTTGGTATCCAATACTTACTACAAGGTAAACCTGGACACATAAAATTTGTAATATCGTCAACAATACAACCAATTACAATACCTTTACTGGCAACACCTTCCATGAAAGTTACCACTACTTTGGTTCCAGGATCTGGTGGACTCATCCACATTCCATAACTATACAAACCATTTTGTTCTTGCTTATCTATTAAATCTTTGTTTGTTTTTCCAAAGTAAGGTTGTGCATATCTAACTGTATACCAACTATTTGTGCTATTAATTGGACCACCTAATGCTGGAATATAAACGTCAACACGACCAGTTCTAATTGTATCACTAGCATTCATAATTGTGGCTTCATACGGACCTGGATCAACAATAGCACCTTTTTTCTTAACATCAAGGTCTTGATTAATTTTGTTTATATTTTGGGTAAACTGTCTCATTTATTATCCTCCACCTGACGCAAATGCTTTTGCTCCGGCTAAGTCATTATAAGCAAATCCTTTTGCCTTACCTGTTGTAGGATTGAATGCTCTCCATCCACCGGTAACTCTGTCAGGAGTTACAAATTTTGGCAACTTAGGTTTATTCTCAACTACTTTTGGCTCCGCAGGTGTTTCTGTGACTACTTTCTTAGCAGGTGGAGTTACTGCCTCAACCTTTTCCTTTGCTTTCGTTGTGACTTCAGTGGAAGTTGCTTTCTCAACTTCATTAGGTGGAGTGGTTGCCTTTTTCTCTAATTTTGTTCCAGATCCTTTAAGATCATCATACTTATCAGCAGTATCCTCACTTGTTTGTGATTTGTCTACAGGTCTCCTTGTTGGCGTAACAACAGGAGAACTAAAATCATCTTTTTTAGGTATTTCACCATTAACAGGCTTTCCTGATCTTGCATTTAAATTAAGTGAAGGATTTTGATCAGTTGTTTTTGCATATGAAAGAGCTTGTATACGTTCACGCACACCTTTTATATCCTGCGTGAACTGTCCATTATTAAATGTACTACGAACTTCAGTTAATCTATAATAACCATCAATTGTAGGCGCATTGACATCAACTTCTCCGCCAACATTAATATCAAATCCTTTCATGGTTCCTGTTCTTGAATTCACATCAGGTGGATTTTTAAATTCAATATAAACATGCCATTCTTTGTCAGGATTAAGACTGAGATTTTTACCATACGCTGGTGCGTTGTAACTGCTCAAAGTAACATCTCTTAAATCTGTGGTTTGAATATAAGCAGGATCACCAACAATATTCATATCTAAAGTTACTAAATCTGCACCTTGATCAAATACATCATCCATAAAATTATCAATGACAGTTCCTCTATCACTAACTCTTGGATCGTTAATTTGTTTACTGGTTCCAGTATCTGTTACTATTTCTCTCATACGTGGAAATACATTAGATTGTCCATTTGGTTCTGTGAGTGCAGTATGTCCTTCAGCAATGGCTGTTGGATTAGTATTAGCAATTCCTGTTGAATACTGCTTTGATTTTTGTGCTATATTATACAAACCTTTTTGAAAATAAGCGGCATTAAACGAGATATCAAAATTAAGTATGTCAGTATTTTCTCCTGTGTACAAGTATCTATATGATTTAATATAGTCTTGTATTTGTGCCTGTCCTAAGTTTTCATAATCTTTACCAGTCATATCATATTGTTTAATCACAAAAGTAATTTTCTTTGCCCAGCAGTTTCTAATAGTATCAAACTCATCAGAACGTAATTCTACACGAGGCACAATGCGATAAAACTGTATAGGCTTTTTGCGATTTTCTTCGTATCCTTGTGCTTCTTTTTCATCTCTTTTTAAGTCAAACTTTTGCACTTGGTCTAACATATAACCAGATGTACGAAGAATACTGTGTATAACTTTGATTACAGGTGTTCCTGCACGAATTGCAAAAGATTGTTTTTCTTTGTCAAATTCAAAAGAGTCAGGAATATTTAATTGTTGATTTGCAATCTTTTCTGGATCTTTTTCATTTTTAGTTTTAGCAATATCAACTAATTCATTTAGCATTATCTGTGAATTTCCAATTTCTTCAGGCATTTCAAATGCATAAACATCTGCAACTTTTTTTAATTTTTGTCTTACATGATCGTCTTCAAGGTTGTTTAAGTATCCAGTCAATCCACCTTGTACATTTTCAAGTTCTTGCACTTCTATTCGTTCATCAAAATCAGTTACTGGTTCTATTACTTTGTTTGTAACTGTTTTTAATTGCTTTACAAAAAACTCACCAACTGTGGTTGCTTCTATTTGTATGTTTGCTGGAATAGTACCTTTATGACTTGATATACCAATACTATGATAAGGGACTGCCTCTACGTTGTAAGTTGTTCCAGTATTACCAACGCCAAATGTAAAGTTTGTAAATCTAATAGGAATGTACCTAGTTGACAAACCTTTGGTGGATTCTTCAATTAGTTTATTTTTAGAATCATATCCTTTAAAACTAATTTTCAACATATAAGGTTGATCAATATAATTGTAACTTCCTAATTCACCTGCGGCAAGTACTAGTGCATTTAATAGTGTCATACCATATGGTTCATGTATTTCAAAAGATACCTCAGTGTTAGTACTTCCAATATTATCTCCGCCTGGTGAAATTACACTACTAATTTGTAGGTTGTCAATAAAGTAATCTAAGTGAAAGTGTCTGTTGCGATCATCATAGTTACCACCGCCACTTTTAATTAAAAGACGATCTTTTTTACCTTCAATGGTAAACTCTGGATTGTTAATAAAACTATTGTAATCTTCTGTGGTTAAAGCAAAAAGCTCAAGGTGATATGTATAACTTGAGTAACTATGCAATACATTTGGTCTTACAACTGCCGGAACTTTAGTTGTTTTCTTTTCTGTAACATCTTGTCCATCAACTGACGTATTTACTTGTCCAGCATCGGCTTTTATTGCTGGTGGGTTTATGCCTTCTAATCCAGAAAATGCACCACTCAACTTGTTTCCAAGCATTCCGTCATCACTGATTGCACCCATGTCCAGTGAGTTACCTAATTTACGCTTTCCAATTTCTTGTATGTCTTTGGGGCCTAAACGTCCTAGCATTATATTATAATCCTAAGTCTTTAAATAATCTGCTCTGCTCTGGTAAAAATATTTCTACTCCTGATTTCATGTCAAAAACAGGATCTTTTAGCGTATTAGGATTGCGAGCCGCGAATACCCACCATAAATTTTTGTTTTCATATAAATCGTTTGCTAGTAGATCTGGACGATATTGATACGTTAAGTTAATTGTCATTACTTGGTCGGCTTGTGATGCAGTTACAACACGAGGTGTGATAACATCTAGATAATTTCCATACATGCCAGTGTTTGCATATGGACTGGTTATATTATAATTAGCCATTAAATAAATCCTCCATAAAATTTACTAATTGCTCTGCCGTCTGCAAGTTTGTCAACACTAAATGATTTCAATGCTTCTCTACTGTAAACTGGTGTACAGTTAACACTTACTTCTGTACGCTTGGGTACTCTTGTAGTAGCCGGTGCTCCAGGAGGTGCATAATTACCTGCGGTAGGTGCTCCAGGAGTTGGAATTGTAATATAATCAATGTCTGCTGGTAGTGTAATGCTAACGTTTGTAACTACTATTGGTATGCTTGGAAGCATAAATTGACCGTGTCCAGATAGTCTTAGTACTGGTGGTGGATTACCTGCAAGTTCGTCCATTCCTGCATACATTTTTGTTACTGCTCTTAGAAAAGTAATGACTGCCATTACATAACTGGCATCTGCTCCATCTTGAGCAACAAATTGACCAAACACAGTGATATCACTCACGGCGCTACTGGAGTAGAAATTAAGAGGATAATTACTATGTGTAGGGGCTACACGACTGTAGTCTGCGTTTTGATTGAATATAATATTTGGTGTAAACGGAAATACAACTCCGTTGGTTGCAACTAACGGACGAAGTAAACTTGGAATATAAGAATCTTTGTACAATAATTTACTATTATATGGTAAACTAATTCTTACTCGATGGTCCATTTCGCTGACGCCTGCGGCTGGATTGCTAGATGCCATTGCTTTAGCGGCTTTAAAAGGATTAGCACCTTTTGAAATGCCAGCACCACCTAAACGTGATGCGGCTGGGTCTGCTAAATTTATGCCAAATCCACCTGCTATCTTAGACGCAAAACTAGCGGCCTCAGGATTAAGACGGTTGAACTCCTCAAAGTCCTTATACTCAGGAACTGCACCAGTTACTACGCCTTTATTTTTGGCTAGTTCACTTACAGGCTTGCCTTTGGCATCATACTGTACTCTGCCCTTACTGTCTAAAATTCTACCCATGAAAAAATACCTCTTGCATAATGTATTTATTTGTTGTATAATATGGGTATAAAATATAAGGAACCATTAAATGGCTACAAGGAATTATCTTAATAACAGAGATTTATTGAAAGAAATACACAAAAGTAAATCATCTTACAGTTACTATGTGGATGATCATGCAAAAGATTTTGATGCGATAGTTGATAACGTTAA